TACCCACCCCTGAAAGGTTCATGCCAACCGCAACAAGCATTACCCACTTGTGACTCCGAGTCACACTTAGAAACTCCGCCCTGCCTGACAATCGGGGAGAGTTTTGATAGTGTGTTGAAGGGAATCAAGTTAGCTAATGTTGAAATTAATGAACCAGGATCCCGCAAAGTGAAGCTGACCAGTGAATTGCTACACTATGCCCACAGGATCGAAGATTGTCTCAAAGAAGATTTAGAGACCAAAATTCTCTCAAGAAGCACGTCATTGAATGATGAGGATTCCATTGAACAAATGGATCTGGAGACAAAACCTGAACGTAGCTGGCTGGACACCTTCATGTCTAGTTTTGGGAAAGAGGACATAACCGAACTGGGAGATTCGGAAGACTCATCAGAATCTGACGAGTCAAGCATAGAGGATGAAGTCCCATTGATTTATACAATAGAAGATTCGTTGATACGCGGGGTTGAAAACGTTGAGAGAGCAATCTCTATTGAGTGTGTGTTGTTACAAACATCCACGGCCCCGGTGGGTATTGCAGTTTACACTTCCATATCAGACTGCGCCACTGAAGTCCGAGGGCTGGCCACGAATGCTGGAGTTTTTATATCAGCACAAACTGTTGTGTTGTGCGGAGGTGTGTGTAATTTAGGTGCAAGTGTGTGTTTATTAAGTGTGGATATAGGTCATGCAGCAGTTTCAAAATATGAAACTGTCATTGACTATATCACTGTAGATAATATAAATAAATTGGGAGAGGAAATTATGGATGGTGCTGTAGAATTAGAAAGGGAAATTAGTGATAAATTAAACAATAACGAAGATTCGTTACTACATGATTTGATACAATTGCCCGAGGAGGATGAGGTAGTTGAAAACGATGTGATCTATCATTTCTTGTCCAGACCGGGAGACTTGAGAGTTGACAACCCGGAAGAAGATGAAGAAGTTAAGATTAAAAAGGATGAATTCTTGTTATCTTGTCGTGACATGATGAACATTGAACTAAATCCAACGCAAGGTTTGTTAGGAGCTTTTGTCCATGAATTTTTTAGATATGAAGCTGATGACATACTATGCCACGAGAACCAACAAATATATGGTGGATCCCCGTATAGTGAAATCTATGACAAAATTAAGATAGTTATGAAAGTGCCTGAAAGTTATGAAAATTATATAACACAGTTTAAGGATATTACAATTGTTAATATTTCCACGGCTGAACCAGAGGAAGTTGAAGATGACGATGGAGAGTTACCATATGGTAGAGAAGCAGATGAACACGAGAAGATGAAATGGGAATCACTAGATTTGTATCAGGATGTGCGTTCACACACCAATTCTGGTGGACGAGTCACAGTTAACCCACAAACTTTTAGAGAATATGAATGTACTACGTTAAGTGTACGTAGGATGTGGGGTTTGACCCACTACAACATCGCAAAAGAAGTAGTTTCATGTCTAGTCAACAGACGTAGTTTTAAATTAGATAATGTACTTGAATACAAGCTCAAAACACACAAAACATATTATTCTACAGAACTTTTCTCACATCTCCATGGTCCCAAAATTTTCATGAGGGGTAAATCCGCTGCACTTGCTAGAAATAGTATTGAAGCTTCCGTTAAAACAAGTACTTTCATTAATATGAACTCAACTATGGAATATTATAAAGGTCACGATATTCGTAGTGGTACCGCAAATGCACTCTATTTTGTTAGGGAATATAACATGTGGAGGGATTGTGGTACCGCTTCGCATTTTCGGTAGGGGGGTTTACTGTTAGGCTTCAATTTGGATATCGTCCGGTAGAGTTAGGTGTTGCAACGCCACCTGCTCCCGACGTCAGTTTTAAAGTTGTGAAGATCCGCCAGGGTTTTTACGATGATATTAGGAAACCAGTAAGGGTTTCATTGGGTTGTGAAATAGTCGGTGCTGTTATACCAGTTCCGGATTTAGATCATGGCCCATCACAACTGGCGCAGATGTCCAAGCGCGTCGCTGCTAACATGCCTGCCATCAATAGAGCTACACTGAGAAAGTTCAAGCGTTTTGTGCATAGATTTTGTAGGAATAATCTACAGGAACTACAATTCGACGGAACAGAACAGTTCGATTTTGATGAATGGATTGACGATGCGCCATATGAAGCCTATCGGAAGGATGAACTAAGGGAAGTTCATAAAGAATTAGAAAGTAGACCCCATAAAACAGGTATTAAAGCTTTTATAAAAGATGAGGGGTATGAGGAACCAAAACATCTTAGAGGAATATATAGTAGGGATGATGATTATAAAGTTTTAGTTGGACCTTTCTTCCAGGAATTTGGAAATAAACTGTTTTCCTTGAAGGAATTCATTAAGAAGATCCCAGTTGGTGATAGACCAGAGAATATTATGGATGCAGTTGGAGACCATGACAATGTATTCTGTACTGATTTTTCGCAATTTGAAGCAACTTTTGGCAATAAGTTGATGAGTATTG